GGGACAGAATTAAGAATACCAAGTGATATAGGATCAATATTATCAAAGTTACAATCTATCAATTCAGGATAGTAAAATGGCAAGATTCAGAAGAAATATAGCCGAGCCAATTCAGGTTGCTTTAAACGCTCGACTTAAGGCGATGAATACATTTGGTGCTAAAAATGTGCTAAGTCATCCTGTATTAGACTCACATAATGAAGATTGGTCAGTGGTTGATGATTATTCTTTGTCTAAGGAAGCTGTTGAAGGAAAATCACCTTATGCTAGAATGATTGGTATGGGAGAAGGTTCAATAGATGTTATAAGTGGAACATTCAATCAAAGTATAACAGATAAAAATGCGCAAAAAGTTTTAAATGCAGGAACACAAAGACCAGCAACAGCAAATCTTACAGGTGGTCCGGAGGCAATGTATAATTTAGAAAGAGGTGATGATATAACATTAAATAGAGTCGGTTATACAGAGCCAGGAATAACAGGTATAACTGCAACTAATTGGAATGGTGGACAAAATGGAGGATCAGTAAGACAAATAGAAATAACTTGGACATGTTGGAGTATGAGTGATCTTGGAACATTTCAAAAGAATTCATTTTTATCTATGGGTTCTTATATAATTGTTGACTGGGGATGGGTAAGATCTGATAAAGAATATTCAATGAAATATCCTCCACCAAATTTTATAACAGTCAATGATGAAGGTAAACCAGAAATAGATAAAGATATGTTCCATTCAGGATATTCTGAAACAGGTGAAAGATTATCACATCCGTGGCATACAATGGCAAAAGATAGATATGGTGATTGGGATGGTGTTGTAGGTATTGTATCAAATGCACAATGGACATTAAGAAGTGATGGTGGAATTGATTGCACAACGACAGTATTTGCTGAAAGTGATAGTTCACTATTTGAAACTCCATTAATACAAAGAAATACTCCTGACAGTATTATTGAAGCATTTAAACCACATAGTACTGATTCTGATACAGATGGAAGCTTCGAAGAAGTATTAACAAAATTTTATAATCTACTTGGGGATCAACTTAGAGCAGCTGATCCGCTTAATGAAGACACAACAGAACTTGCTGAATCAATTAAATCAAGAGCAATGGCCCTAGGGATGATTAATCTTCAAGGTCCACAACTTAATTTAGATGCTAGACTTGATGTTTTAGATCTTGAAATATTATACAAATATTTTCCTGATGTTTGGAATCCATCTGAAAATCCAAAGCCAAAGAATAAGCCAGAATGGAAATCAGCGGATCCACAAATAAAAGTATCAGATGACAAATCAATTATAATAATGTTTCATCCTTATAAAGTAAAGGATGAGGATGAATTTAGAAGTCAAGCTGTAATAAAAGATGAAAAAGGAAATGTAGTTAGAAATTCACAATTTAGAACAGATATATGGGTTACTTGGGGGTGGTTTGAAGACAATATTATATCGTATTACGGTCTAAATGGTTCAGCTACAGCACAGTTTAGATCAATAAAATTACCAGCAAATTCAGGTGAGAGTATAAAATCTCAAGAAATAAGAAATGATAAGAATCTATATACATATACACAAGATTTTATACTTCCAGGACAAACACCAGAAGGATGGTTTCCAGACAAAATAAAAAATTCAAATGGTGATGAAAAAGATAATCCGTGGAAAAAATTAGCAGTTTCTATTAATAAAAATTTTGAACCATTTAGAGTACCAGGTGTTAATATAGATGAAAATTCTGAAAATGATTCTGGTTATTTACGCAATATACTTATTAATTTAGAAGTAATAAGGGGTGCATTTGCACAATCTGGAATTACAATACCAAAAGGAATGTTAAATTTAGCGGATAAACTAAATTCCGGAATGGATTTATGGACTTTTCAAGTTGGCAAGTATGAAGCAGAAGAATGGAATGCTGATACTGTTCTTTCAAGAGCACATCGTAAAGCAAGATTAATGAGAGAGGCAGGACTAAAAGTACCTCCAGGCTTAGGTGAAGGAGCTATTGGCACATTTGAAAGTCAAATTGTCCCTCAAACATATTATGTTTATGATACACGTGAAAAACCTGATCTTGTTGCTGAGTCCCCACAATCAGACCCAAAAAAATCATATGTCTTCGAAAATTATGGCATGTATTCATTGATAAAAGATTTACAAATAACAACTGAAGTGTCACAACATCAACAAAATCAAATGAGATTAGCAAAACAAAAAGATATAGGACCAATAGGAAGATTATTATATCCAAACATGCCGCAAGGTTCAGATGAAGAGCAAGCATATGAGGTTGCACAATTTTTTGGATCAGCAACGTCAGGCGCCAATTACAGAAGTTTTCTTCGTAGTCTTTTTGGCGAAGAAAATCTAAAAAATGATGCAACAGAGGGAAAACACTATGGTGATGCATCACCTAATGAAATAGATAATCCAATACTAGGAATGGATGGACTCAAGGACGGCAGTAAGTGGAGTCATGATATTCCTCCTGATGTATATAATATGGCACCAAGTTCCAGAACAAATAGGATGATTAACACGCTTAATAGAATGTCACAGTATGCAGATCAAGGTCAACAATCTATAGATGTAGAATCAATAAAAGAGGAGGGACTAGCAGATACAAAAGAATTTTCAGAATTAAATATGTATGCTTTCCCGCCTTCAGATGGTCCACTTAAGATGGCTGATGTAACACAAGATAAGCTAGCTAACTCTCTATTGCCGTATGCAACAGGATTAGAAATGAATCCAAGATATTATAGAACGCTTAGCTTTTATTTATCTGAAAATTCTATAACATCTCTTTTAAGGGCAAGTTCAAATAAAGGTGTTTCACCATTACCAATAAAAGCTACAATAACACTTGATGGAATTGGAGGTTTAAATATTGGTGATATGTTTAGATTGGCATATCTTCCACAAGATTTATATAAACAAGTTAGAACAAAATATAATTCTGAAGGTAAATCAGAAGCAACAGATAGTGATTTTACACCTGCAACATATTTTACAACTTGGGGAGTTGAACACACAATAGATGCAAGTGGCTGGAAGACAGTATTAACAGGTAATATGAATGCAAATTTTAAAGAGCTGACAAAGGATGAGATTATTGAACAAACTGGTATTGGAAATGAACAAAAGTTAAGAGATGCTATGGAAAAATCATTTAAAAAAGTTTTTAAAGTAGATAAAAAAGAATTGAAAGCGCAAACAAAAAGGAAAGAACAAAAAGCAAGGACAAAGAAACATCACCAACAATTTTTAGAACAAAAGAAAGAGCGACAAGCATCACGATCAGGTAGGATGTGGTAGGAAAATAACATGCCAATAGAAAGAACAGAAGGACCATTTATTACAGAACAAGGAGAGTTTAATTATTACGAATTAGACGAAGACGAAAAAGAAGTTCCTGTTAGAAAAGGACAAGAATACATAAAAATAATAACAGAAACTAAAAGAGTGTGGTACAAATTAGTTACAACAGGTTTAGAGATCGAAAAAATAAATGAGACAGATATGTTAGCAAAATATTATAATATAGGTAATGCAAGAAAAAAAGATAAGTATCCTATAAAAGCTTATCCTACATCTGCAAAAATAGATAGAGAAAATAAATTTATAGAAAGAATATTTGCTCGTAATACAATTGATGGAATAGGTGAAATATTTGAAGTAAAATCAACAACAAACGCAACAATCTATAAATTTGTTACAATAAAATGGCAAGTAGGTGGAGATCTAGAAGAGGCAAAACTATTCAATCAAAAACAATTAGATCTTGCAGAGACAAATATGAAAGGCATTACAGCCATATTGCCAACTGATCAGTTACATTTTAGCAAATTTGATAGTTTGCTATCTAGATCGCCAAGATACCAAAATTCTTAATTATTTAAATAATATAGGTAGTTTATACCTAACCCTCACAGGTGTTCCATTTTGTGTTGCTGGATTAAATTTTATTGCCATAACTCTATCTATTATGGCGTCGTTTAATTCAATATCAAATGTATCTATTATTTGTGGTTCTACAACTCTGCCCTTTTCGTCTACTACAAATTTTACCAATACCTTTCCTTTATATTTTGAAGTATCTGGATCTGGTAAATCTAAATAGTCTATTTCAAATGGTGTTGTTATTTTTGGTTTTTGGCTCTTACCAGCTGGCAAGTCTTGGGCTACCAAAGAGCCCATTAGCATTAAAAAGATTATTGTCCTCACTAATGTTCTCCTAATAATTTCGGTGTTGAAAGAGATATTAATTATTCATAAATAATAATAAAAGTTAAAAATAACACAATCCTTGTAAAACTTTTTGATATATATATAAAATGGTTATAGAAAATAATAAAGGTTATAAGAGTTTATTAAAGTGTATCTCTGGTAAAAGTGTATGTGCTGTATTTGCACGCGATGATAATAGGAATCATCCTGCAGAATCAAAGTCAATAGCAGTATCAATTTATTATGAGGGCAAGACGTACGATATAATATTTGATCATAGCGAATCATTCTCGTCAGATTTAGACATTAAATTATTATCATCAATTAAAAGATTTTGGGTAGATGATGTAAAGGAATTCTATCACATAACAGGTTTGTGTAATGGATATGATGTTAGACTTTATAATTATTTAGAAAATTTAGATTATAATTTATTAGATGAGCCAGAAGTATTTAAACATATTTATGAGAATACATTTTCATTTAGAAAAGCAAATAAAATTATCCCAATAGTAAAAGTTTTAGAATACTGTCATGATAGACTTGATGAAATAATTAAAAGTATACCCAAAAGTATTAATAAATCATATATAAGATATAATCGCGCATTATATGAATTTGCAAAATTAGAAAGTTCTGGAATTAAAATAACACCAACCTCATTTGGAACAGTATTTATGAATGGTTACGGATATACAAATTACAATATTTTTACAGCAACAGGAAGGCCTTCAAATACATTTCGTGGTGTAAATTTTGGTGCACTTAATAAACATGATAATACAAGAAATAATATTGTAACTAGATTTAATAAAGGTTTATTGGTTGAATTTGATTATGATGCATATCACTTAAGGCTGTTAGCAGAAATATTAAATTTTGATGTACCAATGGATCAATCACTTCATCAATATTTTGCAGATGAAATTTATAAGACAACTTATGATGAATCTAAGAAAATATCTTGGCAAATATTATATGGAAATATACAAGTTTCTGAGAAAGATAACCCATTTTTCTATAAAGTAGAAAAAATGGCAGATGTCCTATACAGCTATTTCACTAACAATAAACACTTCAAATCACATATTTATAAAAGACAATTTGTATCTGATCAGATTTCTGATCCGAATAAGAAAAAAGTATTGAATTATTTTATACAATCGTACGAAACAGAGAAAAATATTGAGATTATTACTAAGATCAATAAATATTTGGAAAATCGTAATACACGAATGATGTTATATACGTACGATAGTTTCCTGTTCGATCTAGATAGGAAGGAGGGCCTTAAAACGGTACTCCAGATAAAAGAAATTTTACAGGACAATAAATATCCTGTCAAAGTAAAGGCTGGCCTTAATTATGGGTCATTGGAAGAAATAACGGAGAGACTAAATGGACTTGCGTAAAGTTATAAGCGATGCTGTCGATAGTGTATCGTATCAGACGACAAATGGCATGGTGAATTTATCTGATCCATATCACATATATTTGATTCAAAAAGAATTAAAAGATAGTATAGATCCCGTTATAGTTGATAGTGTTTTATATGAAGCAGATACAGATAAAGAGCCTCCTTTAGAAGATAAAGAAAAAGAAAAAGCCAAAGAGATGGGACTTGTGTGGAAAGGAAAAGGTTATGGTAAAGAAAATGAAGATGGTATAACACATAAAAATGATGGTGGAAAATTAGTTGCAATTGAAAAAGAAAAAGATAAGGAAAAACCAAAAGGTCTAGAACCAGATGATTTTACAAAAAAGACTGGTGATGAAGATCCAGAACAAAAGGGGCCTCAACCTGGAGAAGAACATCACGGCGCAAAAATGCCAACGCCAGAACAAACAAAGAAAGACACAGATAATAAGATAGAAAAAGCTAAAGAAAAGGTAGCTAAAATGCCTGATGGGCCTGAAAAAGAAAATGCAAAATTGGTACTTGATATGCTTTCACGTTTTGCAAATGCCAAGACAAAAGAAGAGAAGATAGCAGTGCTTCAAGAGATGCAAGCTAGCGGTCTTATACAGAGAAATGATAGAGGAAGTGGAACAAAAAAGATTTATTTTTCAGGTGATACTGGTTTACATTATAAAGAGTTTGGACAAAATACTGCACTTCATAGGGAGATTGCTATACTAGATGAAGAACAATTTGAAGAAACAGGACAGGGGTTATTAAATACAAAAGATCAAGCAAATTATGGTAAGAAAAAAATGGCACCAATGAATTTATTTGATGGGCAAGAAAAAGAAGTTCCTGTAAAACAAAATGATGACGGCTCTGTTCAAATTGGTGATGATCCAGGAACAACACTTAAGACACTACCAGATCCAAATGAAGATGGCAATGCTGATAAAAAATTAAGAGAAAGAATAACTGAAGCATATACAAAAGATGGTGTATTCAATAAAGAAGAATATGAAAAAGCAAAGGTAGCAATAAAACGTCATAATTTACTTGTTAAAGAAATTGAAAAAGTAATTGCTGCAGGAGGCGGAAGTTTAAAATGTACAGATCCCATCCCAGGGGTTCAACCAGATACACCAGAGAATAGAGATAAGATAAAAAACAAAACTGGTGAAAATATAGCAAACAGATTAGAAGAACTTTCAGGAGGAAACTTAACTGGAGCACAGAAAAAAATTCTTGATAGGCTTCGAAAATTACAATCTCCTCCATTATCAAATGAAGAGTACGAAAATGAATTAATGTCATTAGCAACAGCAATTCAAAATGATATTGATTTCTCAACAGGTTATGCAGATCTTGCTGAAACATTATCATATATGAGACATTTGAACAGAGGTAGTGTTGCATATTTACCGTCAGCTGGGAATTTTCCTCTTGGTGATGTACTCACATTCCCAGATACAGAAAATCAACCAGATTTTGAAAATGATTCTCCTGAAGATATAGCAGCAAAAATGAAAGCGATTTTTATATCAGTTGATAATAGAAGTATTAAGAAAGGTGAAGGAGGAGCTAGCTCAACACATACAAAAGTTGAACTAACAGAATTTGTCGATATGGATGGAATCCCAGCAAAAGAAGTTGCAAAAGATCAAGCATGGTTATCTGACAAAGGATACGATCAAATATTTGGTGTTAGAGGTGAGAAAGAACCGACTGAAGAAGAAGTTGATACAGCACATGATGAAGTAAGAAAACAGGCAGAGAAATATGGGGTTGATGTAACAAGTGATGAACATATAGAACAAAGAAGAAAAAGAGTTGATAGCTCCATTGATAAAGTAAAAAGAGATAGAAAGAAAGCTAATAAGCCAGATCTTACTCCAGAAGAAGAAGCATTAATGAGAAAGAAACATGAAGCATATTATGATCTTGGAAAAGTGCAGGCTGATGTTTACAATAGACAACTTGATCAAGGTGCAGTACAATTGTATACAAATGAAGTATGGAAAGAAGATAAAGATGGAAATGCAACAACCAGTGAAACAGATGGTATGGACTGTAAAGCATATATAAAATTTGAATTTGCTGCAGGATGGTTAAAAAGTGGAAAACCAAACAATAAAGTTCCTTCTAGGTTTAAAAATAAACAGAGAGATGCTCAAGGAAACTTAGTCGACTGCTAATGATAAAATTAAAAGAAATATTAAATGAAGTTATTGCCTGTGGTGAATGTGTTCAATGGGCTTGGAAATATTATATGACGAACCAAAAAGATAAAAAGGCAAAAGTCGTATTCGGAACAGTTCAGAACGATTGGATTTCAGGTGGTAAAAGATATAAGCATGTTTGGATTGTAGATAAAAGGAAGATAGTAAAAGATTGGCAAACGATGGTAGTTGGTTCAAGTAAGTATGGTTTCAAAGGAATGCCAATGAAATTCTTTAAAGACACTTGGCATCCAAAGATAGATAAAGAGTTTGGAATGAAAGAAGCCGCAGACAATTATAAAAGAACTAAAACAATGTTAGGTTGGAAGTGGTAATGATAAAATTAAAGGATATACTAATGGAAGAGAAGGTTGTGGATACTGCTGGAATCATCTTAAGAGATGAAATAGCAGGAGTTATTTTAGTTAAAGAAGAAGAATGGTGGGGTATTCCCAAAGGAAAAGTGGATCCCGGAGAGACGCCCATATATGCAGCATGTCGTGAAACGCTTGAAGAAGTGGCTGTTTTAGTCAGTGTTAAAGGCTCGCATATGAATGAACCTATTAGTTTACTAGCAAAGAAAAAGAATTCTAGAGGAGGCGATTTTTATATTTACGAATCAAAACTTAAGATGGCTGTAGTTCCAATTAAAAGTCATGAACATGAAGAGGTTCGATATTTTACAAAATTTGAATTGCCTGATAACATAGATCCACGTATCAAGGAGCTACTATAATGAAAACACAATTACTATGCACATTTTGCTCAAAATATGAGCTAGATGACTGTATAGAGTTAATAAAACTAGGTACATCTGTTGTGTTCAATAAAATCTATGTATTTGAGAATCTAGACGAGTCAGACTCTTTAATATGTACATATAATGTAGAAAAGACAGATGACTTTATACAGAATTCAAAGACGATGGCTATACATCGTAAAAAAGAAACTAATACTTTATACACAATTAATGCATTAAATGAAGCAATACGAAAGGCAAATAATGGTATATTGGATAAAAAATTCTCACTAAACTGGTCAGAGTATAGAAATAGCTTGCTGCTTACAAATGATAAAGGACTTAATGCTGTAAGGACAAAGCTATATAAAATTGTTAATGTATAAATAAAAGGAAAATGTTATGAAAGTAATTGTTACAGGTGGTGCAGGTTTTATAGGAAGTACACTCGTAGATGAATTAGTTGAACATAATCATGAAGTAATAGTAATAGATAATCTCTCAACAGGTACTGAAAAATATCTAAATCAAAAAGCAAGATTTATAGAGTGTGATATTTCAAATGATGAACAATTTGAATATGCAGAATATTTTTTTGATGGAGTTGATGTAGTTTTTCATACAGCTGCAATGCCAAGGGTACAACCTTCAATTGAAGATCCTGTTCGGTATCATGAGGTAAATGTTTTAGGGACATTAAAATTATTAATGGCGTGTAGAGATCATAATATAAAAAGATTTGTATTTAGTTCATCATCTTCTGTATATGGAAATCCAAAAACGTTACCTGCAGTTGAAGGTCATGAGTTGAATCCATTAAGCCCTTATGCACTTAATAAGCAAATGGGAGAACAGTACTGTAAAATTTTTAATGAACTTTATGGTATCGAGACTGTTGCTTTACGATATTTTAATGTTTATGGAGATAGACAACCAACTGAAGGTGCATATTGTTTGGTCATGGGTATATTTTTAAATCAACTTCTTAATGGTGAAAAATTAACAATTAATGGAGACGGAGAACAGAGAAGAGATTTTACCTATGTTGGTGATGTTGTTGACGCAAATATAAAGGCAGCATACGCAGACTTAGATAAATTTGAAATCTTTAATATTGGTGCAGGAAGTAGTAAATCTGTAAATCATGTTGCTGACTTATTTGATTGTGATAGAATACACAGAGATCCTGTTATAGAACCAAGAGAGTTACAAGCAGATATTACTAAAGCAAAAAATATTTTAGGATGGGAACCAACTGGAGATTTTGATAGTTGGTGTAAAGATTGGATCAAAAAACATATATAAAAATTGCATTTTGAAAGTGCAGTAGTATATATATAATATCACAAACAAATTTGTGATGCTATTTGAAAATTGGAATTTTGGAAAGTACAGAGGAGTTGCTAACTCTGTATGGGATTGGCTGAACAATGAGTGGATAAAGAAGCTCATAAGGCAATCTACCCTTAGATCTATAGTGGATTGGTATTCGGGCGAAATGCACAATATCTTGCGACAGCATTGAGGGAATGTACTTCTAGAATAACTTAAAGAACAGCGATTCTTTAACCTTGTTGTGGGTAAGGGTAAAACTGAAATCCCACCTAGCTGGCTGAATAATCCAAACTTAGAGGGATAAGGCTCCTAGCAGAGGTTGTACTCGCTCCAATGTAAGGTAACACTTATGAGGAGAATCGGTTTAACCACCGGGTGAAGGGTTCAAGGTGAAAAAATCTGAGCTAGAAGTTGTGAGTGATCGCAAATCTCACATCCCCAAAAATTTCCATAAATTTAAGAGCTCTGGCCCGACACATATTCTATATACCGAGATGAAGACGTAAATTATAAATGCTAGAGCTCTTTTTTTATTTATAATGTTATATTTATATAAAATCAATTGGAGTTGAATGATGAAAAAATTTGATTTAAAGCCAGAAAAGGGATCATTTAGAAAAATACAGGAAAGCTTTTTAAAGAAAAACGTATTTATAAGTGAATATAGCTGGAAAGATTATATAGGCACCAGTACAGATGGTAAAACACCTCCTGAACCAACACCTGAACAAAGTGCTATTGCTAAAAAATATAAGATACTTGGCAGATTTTCAATTCCTGCAATAGATGTGAGCTTTATAAGAAAGCATAATCTAGAAAAGACATGGAAAAGAAAGCAAATAGACCCAAGGGTCAAAAAAATAGCAGCTGAATTTTCAAAAGAAATTAAAAATTCTAATGGAAATATGAATCAGATAAAAAAAGCAATGATGAAACATTTTTCTAAATCAGACGGCTGGATAAAAGGCAATCCTTTCGATGATGTTATGAAGTACCAGGGAATAGAAGTCAGCTCAGGCTCAGGCACGGTCTCTATTAAAGATCTTGCTGCAAGAAAAGGTTTTGATATAAATCTTAAAACAGGAGATGGTAAAGGTAGTAGTACACCTGGAAGAGGTGCAGGTACGCCGTATAATTTTTCACAGAAACCAGCAGGAAATGAAGGTGAAGCCAAAGCAGGCGGATACACAGGATATTGGGACGGCTGGTAAAAATCTAAAACTAAAGCCCCATATTTTTGGGGCTTTTTAGTGTAAAAAGTTGCATTTTGAAAAAAATGAGTTATATATATTAAAGTATTAAATGAATAATGAACACTTAACTAAGGAGTAATGATAATGGACTTAGACGTAATAAAATCCAGGTTATCACAACTACAACAATCCAATCAAAGAACTACAAATCTATGGAAACCCTCACCGGGTAAGACTCAAATAAGAATTGTACCTTACAAATTTAATAAGGACAATCCATTTATTGAGCTCTACTTCCATTATGACATGGGTGATAAGAATTATCTTTCACCAATTTCATTTGGTCGTCCAGATCCGATTGAAGAGTTCGCAACCAAACTAAAGACTTCTGGTAATAAAGAAGACTATCAGCTTGGTAAAAAAATCGAAGCTAAGATGCGCACTTATGCTCCCGTCATCGTAAGAGGTGAAGAGAATGAAGGTGTTAAATTCTGGGGCTTCGGAAAAATGGTATATCAGGAATTGCTTTCTGTTATAGCTGATCCAGACTATGGTGACATCACTGATCCAGTAAATGGTCGTGATATTGTCGTTGAGTTTAAGACCAGCGAAGAAACAGGACGTGCTTTCCCGATGACGACTATTAGGGTTAAACCTAATCAGACGCCTCTCACAGAGAATGCCGATGTTATGAAGGTAGTAAAGGACACACAACGAAACATTACAGACATCTATACTGAGATGGAATATAATGATCTTCAAAAAGCATTAGAAGCTTGGCTGAGCCAAGAGAATGATGTAGAAGATGGTGATGTTGTTGATCCTGCAAAATCTACTAATTCAAAAAATGGTCAAGCGACTGAAGACGTTTCTTCAGCTTTCGAAGATCTGTTTAACTCTTAAACTATAGGAGAACCGCTATGAGCGAGAGACGTGATGTCCTTGCTAGTGAGCTAGCAGAGAGTCTGAATTCTAAAATAAAAGGGCAAAAAGTTGCCTTCTTTTTAGATGGGTCGGATGACACGCCAACAGATATAGATGACTTTATATCTACAGGATCATCTTTACTGGACTTAGCAATATCAAATAGGCCGAATGGTGGAATAGCAGTGGGAAGAATAACTGAGATCAATGGTCTTCAGGCTTCCGGAAAATCACTGCTTGGTGCACATATACTTGCTGAGACACAGAAAAAAGGTGGTATTGGTGTTTATATTGATACAGAAACTTCCGTTAGTAAGGAGTTTTTAGATGCAATTGGTGCTGATACAAAGAATATCCTGTATCTTCATATGGAAACTGTTGAGGATATATTTCAAGGAATCGAAGACATTGTGACTAAAGTACGAGAATCTGACAAGAACAAATACGTAACCATTTTGGTTGACAGTCTTGCAGCTGCATCTACTAAAGTTGAAATGTCGTCTGATTACGATAAAGATGGCTGGGCTACATCAAAGGCAATCATAATCTCTAAAGCAATGCGTAAAATCACACAAATGATTGGAAGACATAAAATTACATTGGTGTTTACTAATCAACTTCGTCAAAAGATGGGTGTCATGTTTGGTGATCCATATACAACAAGTGGTGGTTTGGCACTCCCATTCCATGCTTCGACTCGTATAAGATTAAAAAATATGGGCATGATTAAAGACAAAGAGCAAAATGTGATTGGACACAAATGCAGCGCTAAAGTTATCAAGAATAGAATTGGTCCGCCGTTAAGGCAGTCAGACTACGAAATGTATTTTGATCGTGGTATTGACGATGCAGGCGGATGGTTGCAAACACTTAAGAATATTAAGATTGCACAAGTTGCTGGTTCTTGGTATACAGTTGACTATAACGGTACTCCTGTAAAATTCTTATCAAAAGACTTTACTGATAAGCTAGAGGAAATAGATGGTTTTAGAGAATTTCTCTATAACAAAATCTGTGAAGCTAGTATTCTTCAGTATGATGATAAGAGGGGCATAGATGATGTCGAATTTACAGACGAAGTAGTCAACCCTGATGCGTAAGAGATATAAAGAGATATTATCTCAGATTGGCGATCATTCTAAAAAAGAGTATAGTGTAAATGACCACGTCCTGATAATTGATGGATTAAACAATTTTATCAGGACGTGGGCTGTCTCACCTGCTACGAACTCTGATGGTCAACACATTGGAGGCATTGTAGGATTCTTACAAACAATTGCTTTGGCAATTAGAACTCTTGCACCTACAAGGGTTATCATAACATTTGACGGTAAAGGCGGATCCGCAAGAAGGAAAAAGATTTTCCCAGAATATAAAGCTGGCAGGAAGCCTCTCAAGAGGCCTAATAGGGTTGAGGGATTAACAGAGGAAAGTGAAGCGGAGAACATGCGCAGGCAGTTTAGACGCTTAATTGAGTATCTAAACTGTCTGCCGGTTACAGTAATTTCAATAGAAAATATAGAGGCAGATGATAGTATTGCGTATATAGCAAAACAAATATTGAATGAGTCCAAAATAACCATAATGTCAACAGATAAAGATTTCTATCAGATAATAAATGATAGAATAACAGTGTGGTCACCAACTAAAAAAGTACTTTATGATAGAAAGCGACTTGAAGAAGAGTTTGAAATACTTGCTGAAAATTTTGTATATTATAGAATAATTGATGGTGATAAATCTGACAATATAAACGGTGTTAGAGGGTTAGGGCTTAAAACAATACGAAAAAAATTCCCATTTTTGGAAGATAAAGAAATAGTTAATATTGATGAATTTTTAAATGTTACAAAGTTACACGAACACAAAGAAATTTTAGAACGAAATTATGAATTAATGCAGTTACATAATGTTGACATTCCTGGGAATGCAAAGTTACAAATTATAGATCAGGTAAGAGATGGATCTTCAAGGTTGGTAAAATATAAGGTCCATAAAATGTTTTTAGAAGATACAATTGATCATGCAATTAGGAATCCTGATGTCTGGTTGCAAGACAGTTTTAACAAATTAGATTTAATATTAAATAATGTCCCCGATAAATGATGCACTAACAAAATATGGATCTGTTTTCCAAACAAAAATAATCACAAGTTTATTAACAGATCAACAATTCGCAGTTACAATATATGATATGATTCAGCCAGAGCTTCTTGACACAGAAGCAAAACAATGGCTAGTAAGGCAAGTTAAAGAGTATTATTATGAGTATAAAGTTACGCCAACACTCTCAGCATTAAAAGTTAAAATAAATGAAGTACCCACAGAATTATTAAAAGATGCAATAGTTGATGAACTTCGTGAGGTTACAAAAAATATAGAAGCACCTGATCTTGAATTTGTTAAAAATGAAACAGTTACATTTTGTAGAAATCAAATGTTAAAATCTGCAATTGTAAAATCTGTAGATCTATTACAAACAGGACAATATGATGAAATAAAACGTGTTGTTGATAATGCAATGCGTGCTGGAACACATAGGGATATTGGATTAGAATATGTAAAAGAATTTGATACAATTTTAGATGATATAAATAGAGACACTGTACCAACAAGCTGGGAAGCAGTTGACACTATTATGGACGGTGGTTTAGCAGGAGGAGAACTTGGTGTTATTGTAGCACCTTCAGGAATTGGAAAGAGCTGGTGTTTACAGGCACTTGGTGTAAATGCATTAAGAGCAGGAAAAAATGTAGTTCACTATACATTGGAATTAAATCAAGCTTATGTTGGTATGCGATATGCAACAATCTTTGCAGGTGTTCCTGTTGCAAATATTAAAGATAATAAAGATGATGTTAAGTCAGTAATTCAAAAAGAGTGTAAAGGTGAATTAATTATAAAATACTTTCCAACTAGAGCTGCAACTGTACAAACAATACACACACATTTAAAAACAATAGAATTAATGGGACATAGTCCAGATTTAATATTAGTTGATTATGCAGACTTATTAAGAGATGTTGGAACCGCGAAAGATGCTGCAGTTCGACATGTCTTAGGAAATATTTATGAAGATTTAAGGGGTTTAAGCGGAGAATTTCAAATACCTGTTTGGACAGCATCACAGTCGAATAGGTCTTCATTGGAAGATGAAGTAATTGGCGCAGAAAAAATTGCAGAATCTTATGCAAAAATAATGACAGCTGATTTTGTGATGTCTCTATCAAGAAAAATAGAGGATAAGATTGCAAACACAGGACGTGTTCATGTTATAAAAAATAGGTTTGGCCCTGATGGAATGACCTATCCAACAACAATGAATACATCTATCGGCCACATTGATGTGTATGATAATGCATCAATTAGTGGAAAAGCTGAACAACAAAAACAAGATAACGGCGCTGAATATACGAGAAAACTTCTTGCCAAAAAGTATGATGATTTCAGACCAACAAATATCAAAAAAGATGAAAATTGGAAAGATTTTGAAACAAATTAATGTATATCTCGTTATTTAAAATGGCGGCTAAGATCGAGTTTTAATGACATCACGAAGGAGACGTTTTAATGCAACAGAAATTTAAGTTATCACAAGCATTTATAGACAAGTATAAAAGGAAAAAAGCACCATTTGGTTTTAATGGTTTAGGTGAATTAGTTTTTATGAGAACATATTCACGACTCAAGGAAGACGGAAAAAATGAAAAATGGTGGGAAACAGTACAAAGGGTTGTAGAAGGAACATATACAATGCAGATGAATTGGATAGAGTCACATCAGCTAGGATGGAATCCGTGGCGTGCTCAAAAATCTGCACAAGAAATGTTCGATAGAATTTTTAATATGAAGTTCTTACCACCAGGTAGAGGACTTTGGGCTATGGGAACACCAATAACGGAAGAAAGAAATTTATATGCTGCATTAAATAATTGTGCTTTTGTGTCTACAGAAACAATTAAAGATGATGGCTCTAAGCCCTTTACTTTTTTAATGGATGCATCAATGCTTGGCGTTGGTGTAGGATTTGATACTAAAGGTGCTGAAAAAATAATGGTCAAAGGTCCAACAATAAAACGTGAACCAGACTATTATAAGATACCTGATACACGTGAAGGTTGGGTTGAGTCTGTTGCTGCATTAATTGATTCTTATTTTTATGGTACACCTGAATTAAAGTTTGATTACTCAAATATACGACCAGCAGGTGAACCAATTAAAGGTTTTGGCGGACAGTCAAGTGGACATGAACCACTAGAAGAAGTTCATGAAATGATAAGAGAAGTGCTTGATAGTAATGTTGGTGCACCAATTACAATAACAACAATTGTAGATATAATGAACCTTATCGGCAAATGTGTAGTAGCAGGAAACGTACGTCGTACAGCTGAAATTGTATTTGGAGATCCTTATTCTGATGAATACATGGATTTAAAAAATTATGAAGTAAACCCACATAGAGATCAATATGGTTGGACTTCAAATAATTCTATATTTGCAGAGTTAGGTATGGACTATTCTGAAGCATGTAAAAGAATTGCATTAAATGGTGAACCTGGTTTTGCTTGGCTAGAAAATATGCGTGGATATTCACGAATGAAAAATGGTCATGATAATAAAGATCACAGAGCAGCAGGTGGTAACCCATGTCTAGAACAAACTTTGGAGTCTTATGAATTGTGTTGCCTTGTTGAGACATTTCCTTACGCACATGAGTCACTTGATGATTATAAGAGGACACTTAAATATGCATATTTGTATGCTAAAACAGTTACGTTAGGAAAAACTCATTGGCCAGAAACAAATAGAGTTATGTTACGTAATCGTAGAATTGGTTGTTCTGTTAGCGGTGTTGCACAATTTTTAACATATAGAGGTGTTGGTGAGCTAAGAGAATGGTTAGAGGCAGGATATGATGAGATTCAAAGATTAGATGATGTCTATTCAGATTTTCTTGCAATACCCAAATCAATAAAAACAACTTCAGTTAAACCAAGCGGAACAGTATCTTTATTGGCAGGTGCTACACCAGGTGTTCATTATCCTGAGTCAAGATTTTATATTAGAAGAATGAGGCTGTCAAATCAATCTGAATTATTGCAGCCATTAAAAGATGCAGGATATAAAATAGAACCTGCATTTGGATCAGAAGATTCAACAGTATGTGTTGAAGTTCCAATTGATGTTGGTGATGGAATTAGAACAGCTAAGGAATTGACTGTATGGGAACAATTTAGCCTTGCTGCGTTTATGCAGAGACATTGGGCAGATAATCAGGTAAGTTGTACAGTTACATTTGATCCAGCTGAAGAGGCTGATCAATTAGAACAATGTTTAAATTACTTCCAATATCAATTAAAGGGAATTAGTTGTCTTCCAAGATTTGATGCAGGAGCATATAAACAAATGCCTTATGAAGCAATTGATGAAAAGCAATATAATAAAATGAGTAAGAAACTTAAAAATTTATCATTTGCTAAGATGAAGGGTGAAGATGCAGAAGCTGAAAAGTTTTGTGACGGAGATGTTTGCATTATTTAAAAAAAATATATATTTTGAGAAATTAACACCATATATATAAAAAATGGTTATAATAAAGGAGTTATAAATGAGTTACGACTGTTATATCGCTAGTGGTTGGTTTAATGAAAATCAAGCACGTGATTTAGAAAATATAAAATCTACACTCGATGAATTGGGTGTAAAATACTTTTCACCAAAAGATGAAATTGTTGCAAAACCTGATGCTTCAAAAGAAGAACAGGAAATGATATTCAAAGGAAATGTTGATGCAATTACAAGTGGTAAATTTGTTGTATGCAATACACGTGATAAAGATCTTGGAACAATATTTGAAGCAGGATTTTCATATGCGTCTGGTGTACCAATTGTTTATTATGCTGAAGGCTTAACAGGTAATTTTAATCTTATGCTTTCTCGTAGTGGAAGGGCTGTTGCAACAAATGTTAATGAATTAAAAGAACATGTTAAAGGGATAATGGAAAATCCAGAATATGAAAAAGAATACGTCGGTTTCGTTGAGTGATTTTATAGGTAGTATTTATACCTTAAAAGCACTCACAAGATACAATAATAAATTTAAAATAATCAATGAATCAGTAGCTGAACACTCATATTTTGTTGCTGTACTCACCTTAAAGTTACACGATGATTACAAGTTCAATTTAGAAAAAGCACTTAAGATGGCATTGGTACACGACATACCAGAGTTACACTTATCTGATGTTACACATGATGTAAAGCGTAATTTTCCAAAGCTTGCTGACGAGGTAACAAAAGCTGAGTACGTAATTATGCGTGATAAATATCCAAACTGGTATTCTGAATTTAAAACATTTGAAGATCAGGATTCTGTTGAAGCAAAGATCGTAAAGATGGCAGATAATTTAAGTTGTGTACAATATGCAACAGCAGAAATGGATCTTGGAAATAAAGGATATATGAAAGAAGTCGCACAGAATGCAGCTGAAAGAGTTATACAATGCGAAAAAAATTTAAAAAAATGGAGAAGGAAAAATGCCAAAAAATAATGACCTACCTGTAGTATCACTACCAACTAGTCTTGGAGTAAATGATCCTGTTAACACAGAATTTGAAGATCATTTAGATTCAATTGACGTCAAGCTGGTTTCAACACCCCCGCTTGAAGAACTTAGAAATTATATACCAGATTTTTGTACTGCAACATGGGCAGAACAACCGTTTAATAAAGGAAGCTTATCAGATTATGAAAAAGATAAAATGATCTGGATGCTTTTTAGAGGTAAATTATTACCTACTGCTTTTGAAACAATTAATTGTACATTTACAATTGGTGGTGTTGATACACAATTTGTTACGCACTTAATTAGACATCGTGCATTTAGTTTTTCAGCACAATGTACAGGTGACAGATCACAACGTAATGATAAAGCATTAGTACCACATGCAATTATTAATTCACCAGAACATTATGAAAGATATAAAAAACTTGTACAGGATTCTAAGCAACTTTATGCTGATATGGTTGACACAAAAGAGATTTCGATTATGGATGCAAGACATATTTTACCAAAATGTCTAAGTACTTTTTATTGGACACGTGGAAATATACGAGATGTGATGGCTTTTATTAGAACACGTATCGATAAACAAATTCAACCGACAGAAGATAATGTTGTAGCATATTATATGTGGCTTGAATTAGTTCGTGCTTATCCTATGATCGTAGATTGTATTGATATTCATGCGCCAGCAAGATATTATATTTCAACAGCGCGTACAGGTACAGGAACAAATCTTTATTTTCCTGATAATGATTCTGATGAATTTGAATACAATGAAATGGACTTTTTGTATCAGGCAAGACGTGATGAATTAAATGGTACAGAAGGTGGAAGAAATACATTTGTAGAAATTATTAATTCAATTGACGAAGAATTAGAAGTGTTAAGACAAGCTGCATATGAACGTTATGATTTTTTGTCTAAAGGAGCAAAATAATGTTAGGAGTAAATGATACCTTTCCAAGTTTTAATTTAACTGGTGTAGAAGGAGATCAAATAGTCCAAGTGGATAGTGTGGAATTGCCAGATACATGGAAGGTAATTTATTTCTATCCAAAAGATTTTACTTTTATTTGTCCAACTGAAATTACTGGCATGGATTCACTTATGAGCGAGGTTGATGTGTATGGTATAAGCGGGGATAATGAATATTGTAAGTTAGCTTGGAAAAGAGAGCATGAAGACCTAAGTAAAATTGAGCATATATTATTAGCAGATAGAGGACTAAACCTTGCTGAAGAGGTTGGTGTTGTAGATTTTGATGAAGGTGTATGTTTAAGGGCTACATTTATACTTGATGCAGAAAATGTTGTTAAACATGTATCATGTAATGAATTAGATACTGGTAGGAG